GAAGATACTGGCAAGCGTGAGATATTCAAATCAGGTATTAAGATGAAAGCCGAAACTGAAACAGCATTCGAGCCTGATATTTTAGTTCTCATGCAGAAGAAACAGGATCTTATCAGTGATGAAAAAACTATTTGGCGTGAGGCTATGGTTGTCAAAGATCGCACAACTCAGATTGATGGCCGGACATTTAAGAACCCAACATTTGAAGATTTCTATCCGGCTATCAAAGTTTTACTTGATGGCACGTTAAGAGAAATGCATGGCGCTCAAATTCCTGATACATTCGCTGAGTTTGAAAACAAATATAGCGAATTTGCAAAAGACCGTGAAATAATGATTGCTGAAATTGAGGGTTGTTTTGAGCTTATGGGATTGGGCACAGGCGCGCAAGACAAACAAATTAAGGCATGGACATTAAATCAAGTTTATGGTGTCAATAGCACTGAAATGCTTACGAAGAAAAATAATACCATTATCAAGAATGGCTTAACCGTTATCAAAGAATTCTCAAACAAATACAGAGATTACATGAACGAATGTCTTGATTTAGGCGTGCCTTTGGAAAAAGGAAAAGTTCAAGAAATGATGAAGGATCTTAAAGAACCTGCAAAATAATGGAAGGCCTTTTAATACCTGTTGTCGTTGAGACTATCCGTTACTCAGGAACTATCGCCAGGGAAAGCCGCCGAATTATTCGGACTTCGTAACAAAGTTTGCTACGCCTATTTTTCAGCTAAGCAAATCGAAAGTAAAGAACGGCTAATCATTGATTCAATGGATCCTGAACTTAAAGGTAAGACACCAGGTCAACGTTTACGCGCTGTTATGTATCGCCTTTGGGAACAAGATGCCGAAGGATATAAGGATAGTGAAAGCTATTACATCGCTAAAATGGAGCAGATCATTTCAACTTATAAAGGCAATCTGATATGAAACAACCATACACACCCAACAACCTACCCCAAGAAATAGTCTACCACATTCAGGGATCATTCATTCAGGACTTATTCTATCTGGGATGCAGTATCTCACTTTGCACTGTTATTTCCATTATTAGCATTATTGTAGTGTTACATCAAATTACGCCGGACTTATGAATGAACAACAAATTAAAATGGCAGCAAAACTTTACAAATGTAGGGATGTTGCTAAAAGCTTTCTAAATAACGAATATGAATCAAAATTGGCTCCTTACAAAGCGTTAATTCAATCTGTTATGAGAGCCAATAAAATTGATGTTCTGCCAGCATTACTTCAAATATCAAAAACTAAAACTTTTGAAGATCACGAAATGGGACAGATAATGTATTATGCCGCCGCCGTTGAATTAATCGAGCCATCAAAATGACAAACATCAAGGAAAGATTAAAAGTTAGTCTCCTTCTAGGCAGTACCGTTACTCAGGCTAAGTGCTTAAAGTGGTGGAATCATTGGCGCTTAGCTGTGCTTATAAACAGACTTCGGAATGATGGCTACCCGATTCAGACTGAAATGGTGAGAACTAAATCAGGTCGTACGTATGCAAAATATTTTATATCTAAACAATCAAGCAATGCGTGAGATAAAGTTCAGAGCAATTATTCCGGTTAATAAGGATGAACCTAAAACAATGGTTTATTATGATTGCTCACAAGTCGATGATTTGAACAGAATGGCTTATGAAGATTTTGACATAAACCAGTTAATGAGATTCACAGGTAAAAAAGATCTTAGAGGAAATGAAATCTATGAAGATGACATTATAATCTATAATCTTTCAGAAGGCATGGGGTTGCCTGCTGAGAAGGGGTTAAAAAAGGTAGTGACATACTCACCTTATGGATTCTTTAGCATATACGACAATAGCATTGTTATAATTGGAAACATCCATGAAAATCCAGAACTTTTAAATCAATAGCCATGCCTACACAACTCTATAAAAAACGACTAACAATCAAACGAATTGACGTTGTTTCCAGTGTTCCGCACGCGACCTATGCCTTTGTATTCAGTGATAATCTAGATGACTGGATGTACTCCCACAAAAGCACGCGAGTTAAGATAAGAAAGCGAAATGAATTCGCAGAGCATGAACAAAGAGTTAGTGATTTTAAACGTAAACATGGTTAGGATATGAGCATTATAAAATTTCTTTGTGGAGAATCAGAGTTTATGGGTTACTGGTTCGGTGATAAGCCTGGTAGTGAAGGTGCATTTTGGTGGCGTAGACATCTTCGTGAATATGATGACACACGGACTAAAGAACCAGACTCCTTAAAAAAGGCTTACAACGATCTTGCAGAAAGTCACGCTAAGCAGGTAACTGAAATATCTGTACTGAAAGAGAATTATGAAGGCATGAAGTCTCATTGCAAATATCTAACTGAGATAAATGTTTTTAATTGCGCTTTTGATAATGCAGATGCCGCTTGGCGAGAACAACATAAAGTTGAAGAGGGAGAAGATTTTATTCACTGGTATATGAGATACCACGCTGTTGATCGAATTGATTTAGAGAAGGATGTTAAAAAGTTGGAATCAGAGCTATTAAAAGCAAAGGAGTTGTTGAAAGAAGCTACTTGGTATAATTCAGAGCTGCGAGATAAAGCAATAGAAATACTAAACAAAAAATAATGCTTTGCTGCCTACATCCAGACTGCCAAAACTTACCGGAACGTAACGGTTTCTGTAGCTCATGTAATAGACGTAAACGCAAGGAAGAAACAGACGCGCTTAAACCGAAGAAAGTTTATACCATTCCAAAAGTAGGCGAAAAGCGAAAGAAAGAACTACCTGAATACTCGAAACTTAAAAAGAAGTTCTTACAAGGTAGGTGGTGTGCGTTACACGGTCAGCCATGCATTCCAGAAGACATTCACCACTCCGCTGGTAAGATTGGGTATATTGATCAATGGGCAAGCGATAACGGTATTACAGCATTTATGGATGTGAGATACTGGATAGCCTTATGCAGAAAAGCACATGAGTTTGTAGAGTTAAATCCAAAACTAGCAAGAGAATCAGGTTTATCAGAATCAAGACTATCTAAAAAATAAAACTATGTCTAATGAGCAATTAATCGAAGAGATAAAAAATTTACCGGAGATTGATTTCGCTGTCATTGTGGAGGCTATTTTCGATAGGTCAATACATGATAACATGCAGCATATCATCATTAAAGAAATTGAAGACAGGGACTTTCAGAATGATGAAATTGAATCTCTTCATGACGAATTACTTACTGCGGGATATAATGAAAATAGGCTTATTATGGAAGTTGAAAAACTTCAAATACAATTGGATGAATTGCATAAAATTAATCAAGTTTTAAGATTATGAAGCCACGCCAGCGCCTATTAAGGAACCTCTTAAAGTTCCACATGGCAAAGATAGATGAGAATACCGACTATTGGAAGACTGAGAAGGTAAGTAGAGTTTTAACGGGGTTAACTAAAAAGATAAATCATGCCAGTAAGCGAAGTATTTAATATGGATTGCATGGAGTATATGAAAAGCATTCCTGATAAATATTTTGAATTGGCTATTGTAGACCCTCCTTATGGTATAGATATTAATTCAAGTGGTCGTTTAGGTGGATATGGTGGAAAGGGTAAAAAATGGGATAATAAAATTCCTGATAATGAATATTTCTTTCAGGTCGATAGAATTAGTCATAATCAAATTATTTGGGGTGCAAATTATTTCCATATGCCTCCAACTAGATATTTTTTAATATGGGATAAAGAACAACCTGAAGGTATTAGTTTTGCATCCCATGAGTACGCATGGACAAGTTTTGATAAATCAGCAAAATGTTATTATCAAAGACCTCAAAACGCTGATCCAGATCGAATACACCCGACCCAAAAGCCTGTACAGCTCTACAAATGGCTTCTAATGAACTACGCAAAACCAGGTGATAAAATACTCGACACTCATCTTGGAAGTGGTTCTAATCGAATTGCAGCATATGAATTAGGTTTTGATTTCTATGCCACTGAAATTGATAAAGATTATTTTGAAGCACAAGAAAAGCGTTTTCAACAATATAAAAGCCAGTTAAAACTTTTTTAGCAAAACAGTTTGACTATAGGAGAAGAATGACGTAATTCGTGCCATAAATCGTGTTATGTAGTCGCATTGCAAGACACGATATCGAAACAGAACCAGTTTTCAGGGATGCGACCCCGACGGCTGGTTTTTGTTGTTTATAGCCATTCCTAAACAACGTTCCCCCATACACCGGGTACTAAGTCCTGACTTTGAGTGAAGCGGCCAGGCACGCTGTTAAATGCTTGGAAATGGGTGTTCTTAACTTGTACCCGCCAGCAGCCGAAACTAACGCTATACACCTATTGCGATTCAGAATTGTGTCAGTAATTCAGGTTACTACTCTTTAGGGGGAAGGGGGTAACTTGTTTTTTACTGACCTACTTCACTACCATTTCCTTTGCTCTTCAGGAACAATGAAAATAAATATTTGATTATTGTTACATAATTCAAATATAGTTTGTATGTTTGATCCATATTTAAAAGAAAAGCAAATTATTTATGAGAAAAGAAGCTATTCAACTTACCGAGGTTCACGCTGAGGGAAATACAATGGGTATTGCTTATAGACTTATATTCAATTACATGGATAATAGAATCGAATTAAATTCTCTATACCCAACGTGTTACATTACGCATTTCGAGAGAACAGCGTGGGATAGAAAAAAACTACCTAAACCAAACACTATTTACAAGCATTTTGAATATGTTCTTGGTGTTATAATAAACAACAAAAGACTTCATTCGCCAATGTATGAAATGAATGATACTTGCCTTTCATTGATTAAGCATTACTTGGAAAATATTTGCGATCCTTATTTTACAGTTCCAAAACATTAAGACATGAAAACTGCAACTGAGTCATTAAAAGAATCTGCCGAAAGTCTTAGAAAGACAATACAGAAAGGAATGGATGATTTCAGCATGCATCAAGAAATCAGCAATATTAAAGACTATTATCAATCTATTTTTTGCCTATTGCCTGAATGTGATTTTGATAAATATTTGTTTCTACGTCGTAAAGAGAAAGAAGAAATTCAACAGGTAAAATTAAAATATGAATCAGGAACAAATTAAAGAACTTGAAAACATCTGCAATGATCTTGGTGAAATACAATCTGGTAACCCTGATGCAGATTCTATTATTTACGCTCTATGGGCGAGACTTGAAGCAGTGATAAACGAAATAAAGAAATGAACGTGAAAAAACATGGCGGTAAAAGGAAAGGCGCAGGCGCAAAGAGAAAGGAACCAACAAAAGTTATGCGTGTCCCTGCTTCAAAAGTAGAAGAGATTAATAACCTAATTTCAAAACCATGCAAGAAAAAATGACACTCGACTACTGGAAATCACAGCTTGATGAACGGTGGTTAGAAACAATGTCAATGCTCCACAAAGGCAAAGACATCGAGGAAGCTATAGCCCAAAGTTTCGGGTTCTTGATTGCTGACGAAACCAGATTAGAAAACAGCAATGCAAGTGATTTTAAGAGGCTTGTAAATGGATGGCTGTCTAAGATGCCACGACCTAAGAAAGTAGCACAGAAGTTAAATTTTGATGATCTATGAGCAGTGTAAGCAGATCAGTATATCAAAAGTTAATGGAGGAAAATAAACGCCTTCTAAAGGATATTGAAATACTCGTTCAGTCATTCGATTTATCGACCAACTATAGTAAGCTTCAAGTAATCAATAAGTGGCGCGAAAAGATTGAAAAGGAACGGAAGCAAAATAATTTGTTACGTGAATTGATAATGAAACATAATAGCAAATGAGAGCCTTTTTTTTTGAACTGTTAAACAACCTTTACAAGATGGCAGGCCTACGCCAACTCGAAAAGATATACGAAGAGTTCCCAGATAAGAAAGATCATACCAGGGAGATAAACGCTCTTCTTGATGAATTGTGTAAAGTTTGTGGAATGTTCAATTACATACCGGAACTTGACATGCAGAACATAATACGTGATAAAATTTATTCAGACCCGAAGTTTATAGGCTTAAACGGAAAGATTTTATTCAACTGGTTTGATAGTGTTAAGGGGCCTTACTATTCACGATACATTGACGAACAGGCAAAGAAGTCTGAAGGTGAAAAAGTTAATGCTGAGCCTTTAACTGGTGAGGCGCGCGACAAAGCAATAGAAAAATGGCAGCAAGCTTTAAATAAAGTTGGTCATCCTGAAAAAGTTGAGCACACCGGAAGTAAATTGAAAAGTAAGTTCAGCCAATTATCAGATGTTCCCGAAATAAAAGAAAGATACAGGCCTCCATCACTTGAAGAAATAGAAAAACGGGAGCGCCACACCGCATGGATACGCGCCAACTTTGACGCTTATACAGGTAAGCCGCTACCAGGTTTTATAGAGGAAAAAGAATGGATTTCTAAAAACTACAAACAATGACAATACAATTTGCTAAACACGTAACCTTAACTTGTTCTTTAAAAAAAGGAGACAAAGTAAAAACAGATGGATACGGATATAAATTAGATGGTAAAGTTCTTACGATTGAGGATGTGAAGAGGACAACCAATTGTGAATCTGGATTTATGGTTAAAGTTGATTTATATGAAAATTATCTCGACTCAAATTGGCTTGATTTAATTTAAAAGAATTGACTCAGTTAAACTTTAAAAACTTATGGATATACCAATATTTGAAATAGATAATTCAATTAGTGCTAAGGCTTTTAGGGATGGCTATGAATTAGGGAAATCAGAAGTCAAATCATCCCTTAAAAGAGATATTGAAAAGGAGATTGAAGATAATAAGAATGCTGACGAGTATGAAGATTACGCAAAGGCTTACATAGCAGCATTAGAATGGGTAAAGAATAAAATCGAAACAGTTGAACCATGAAAGCACAAATAATAACTAAAAAAGAAGCTAAAACTTTAGGATTAATCCATAGTAGGATATTGACAAATGGTCATGGTGCGTTTGGAGAATCTGATAATTCTTATGAAGATTTTGTATTCATTAACAAAATAAAAAGAAGAATATCAGAAGATGATTTGATTATTTTTATAGGTGAATCGCCTAATAGAGAGATAATTCAGGTCATAAGTAATTATGATTCTTCGGATAAAATTCTTGAATTGTTAAACCCTGAACTTCTGACTAAAAGAAGGCTTGAAAAATATGAACGTTTTCTTAAGCTTAAGAAGGAAATAGAGTCTGATGAATTCTATAAAACGAAAGCAACATCATTAAATGGTTGCCCTTTTATGTATTGTGATAGTAACCCAAAATGTGAGAATAGTTGTAGATATTCCAAGCCCTAAAAACCAAAGTGCTCAACATTCTATTAGAACTATGAAAACAAAAATTTACGGAGCGTCAGACGACTTAATTGAAATCGATGGAGCAATTTATGACGAGGTTGGTTGCTTTAAATCTGGCAAACAATGCGAATCATCAGACGGTACAAAATGGCATATTAGTTACGATGGTAACTGGGTTATTGAAGTTACTGAAAAGGGAGATAAGTTTGAAGAATTAATTCCGGCAGTCGGTGATGATAATGAACATACCCATCCGGAAGCCAAAGGATTATCGTCTTACTCAGACATATTGATACTTTCAGAAGGCATCGAATGGATTAAAGTTGGCAAGAAAACTTTTAAAGTTTGAAAAGCGAAAGAAATCCAATATTGCAATGTTCTGTTTGTGGGCAGTGGAAACGCCTTCATGGTAAAGACAGTGATGGCAATGCAATTCAAAGATTTTATTCATGCTGTGGTGAACATGGAGAAAAAGAGCATGTTAAAAATGTATGCGTTGATTGTTGTAATTTAAAATGCCCATATAGATTATGAAAACTTTAACTATTCTATTCGAATCTCCTAATGTGTTCTACGCTGTTATTGATGGTGTGAACATTAGAATTAAGAAAGGTATTGAAGAAGTAAAATATGCTTGCTATCAATCTGATCAAAGAATAACTGGCCCTTGTAATTTACTCTTTTGGGAAGAAAGCATTTTAAAACCAGGTGATATATTCCAAGTAGATGGATTTGATTATGAAGAGAAAACAGACTACATTCCTATTAGTAGAGGATTCTCATATAAAAAAGAAGGCTCAGATCAAATAAAACAATGCGATCTGGTAAAGAATGGTATTGGTTATTATGATAATGGTAAAGTAGCCATTCTAAAGCTTGCTAAAGAAGAGGAACCGAAATGCCAATGCTCAAATGATCTCGAGTATAGTAATTGTTCAATAAATTGTGAACGACATAACGCTGAAGTTGAAGAAGAATCATTTTTTATTAAAGCATATAATCAGGCTATTGATGATGTGCTTAAATTATACTTGAATACTCAACGTGGTTATGTTGTGACAAGTAAAGAAATTGAAAAGCTAAAGAAATAAACGTTATCGCTCATCGTAAAGCGAACTATTATGAAAAAGTTAATTGTATTTGCCCTGCTTGCTGTTGCTGTGTCTGTAACCGCGACAGTAAAAGAGAAAAAAGTTATTGGCAGCTATGCTTGGACAAGCGATTGCAAGTGTGTGAAAGTAAGTCCTACTTTTGCTCAGTATGTTCCGGTATCAAACTGCAAAGGCGTTTCAAATTCTTTTGGGTGTAAATAATTAAGAACTAACCTAACACTCAAACTTCTCGCCTGATTAAAAGAGTTCATAGTTAAAGGGGTTTGATTTGAATTCGATAGCTTAAAGGGTGAGTTGTTTGAGTGGAGGGTTTTAAAAATTGAAATATGAGACACGGAAGTCTATTTAGTGGTATTGGTGGATTTGATTTAGCCGCTGAGTGGATGGGATGGTATAATGTTTTTCATTGTGAATGGAATGAATTCGGACAAAAAGTTTTAAAATATTACTGGCCTAACGCCATTTCTTATGGAGACATCACAAAAACAGATTTTACGAAACACAGGGGAACAATTGACATTCTCAGCGGTGGATTTCCATGCCAGCCATATAGTTCAGCCGGTTCAAGAAAGGGCAAAGAAGATAGTAGACACCTCTGGCCGGAGATGTTTAGAGCAATTCGAGAAATTAAGCCAAAATGGATTGTGGGCGAAAATGTTCCTGGCATCATTAATTGGAATAAGGGAATGGTATTCGAAGAAATACAAACTGAGTTGGAAGCTGAGGGGTACGAAGTTCAACCGGTATTACTTCCAGCTATTAGCATTGGATTTGACCACATCAGAGAAAGGGTTTGGTTTGTTGCCTACGCCAGCGGCTTGGGACGGGAAAATGTACAAAGTGAAATTGGAGTCTGCACAAATGAGGCTATACACACAAAAAGGGATTGGCAGATTAGAGAGAAATGGAATAAAGAAGCAAATGAGTTGGATTCATCATGCAATACTTTTTTACGGTTTCAAGAAATGTACAGCCAATCCGCGATTTTCGATGTGGATGATGGGTTACCCTTTGAACTGGACGGAATTACCATTCCAAAATGGATTGAACAATCACACCAAGCAGCAGGAAATTCAGTAGTACCACAATTAGTCTATGAAATTTTTAAAGCAATAGAACAAGTTAAAGACCAATCAACAACCCAGCAATGAAAGCCACTCCTATTCCGATGGTCTTTAACCTTCCTATTCGTTTCCGTCTCTTCAAAATCTTATCCTGATTGCTAATTATTTCATCTTGCTTAACGATTATAGAATCTTGTTTTGATATTGTTGAATCCTGGCTTTCGACTATTGCATTCAAAACATTTAAGTCTTCCTGATGATCGGCTTTGAGCACATTTATTTTGTTTTCTTGAGCTAGATTTAACGAATCAAGATCACCAACGAAAGCCTTCACAATAGCCATTGAGTCAATCTCCTGCATTACTTCTGGCCTGTTTTCAGCAATTCTCTCTTTAAGCTTTAAAATAGGCTTGTCTGCCTTGGCCTCGTTAATGATGTGCTTTTCTTTGAGCGTTGGTATGAGATTTTTGAGGCTGTCTGTAATGAGCTTAAAATGAGTTTCTGAGGCATGAAGGATTTTAACTTCAGATTCGAGTCCTTTTATCTTTAGCTCAGCACTATTTGAAGTATCTGTGTAGAGAACGTAAAAGGCTCCGATTAATAAAATCAGAACGGCTATTATTATTTCTTTCCAATATTTCATGTTATCTTAGTTTCGAAGTTTGGCATGGTTTAAGTAGTAGGTTTAAAAGGCTGGCAATCGCTGGCCTTTTTTATTTAATAACTCCTAACGCTTTTCTGGTTTCGTCCCATCGAGCAAGTCGATCAGTGTACCCGTTCAAGCCACCATTAATTTTCTTTGTAATCCGCTCGAAACCGTCAATATCAGCAATTCTATTAAGGCCTCTTGAATTCCAAAATATACAGGCTGATTGAAACGCGTACTTAGGCTGTTCTAATAGCTCAGGATTATTGATAAGGTCAAGTTTCATAATCTCACCCATTTCCTGGTAGTTGCTGCGTCCTGTGACTTGGATAAGTCCGCGACCTTTATATTTTTCCCCGTCGCCAGGCGATATATTTCCAAGGTCTTTGCGACCTTCATAAGCATCTCCCGAAGCGATTTCCTCTGTGTAATGTAATGATCCACTTTCGTGGGCAAGTTGTGCGAAGAAAGCGGCGATTCTACGCGCTGGTTGTGGTCCTGCATTGATTTCATATTTGATAAGATTATCGCAAACGAATGGCCAAAACTTTTCAAGGTTGGCTTTGCTTGCATGCGGAAAACATGAATCGAATTGTTTTCGTGTTAATTCCATTTAGTCAACAAAAAACCAATATTTAAATATTCTTTTAGGAAGTCCATGTGTAAGCCCAAATTCAGTTACACCTTTAACCTCATAACCATTATTGCATGAAAACATTGGCTTTTTATAAATGATCCCATTATGATGCTCGGATTTTAAATCATTATGTTCTGTTGGTAACCCAGAATAACAAAGAACACCATATTCATTTACATGATATGCAGAGATTTTCATCTTTGATAGATTACAACCACTGATAGAATACAAATCACTAAAGCTAAAGCCTTCATTACAATGTGTAAGTCAGGGCCTAACCACGCTGAGAATCGATCTAATAATCCTGAATCATGCTCTTTATGATCATAGTAAAATAGCGATCTGTGAGACCATGCATTTCTAATAAACTCGTAAATAAGCCAGAATGAAGTTAATTGAAATAAAAGATATGGTGCCCATACTACGGTAAGTTCCCAAGCTGATAATGTTGTGTAATCAATGGTTTTGTCCTGCTTTGCCATGAGCATGAATATGCCGTGAATAATAGCCAGCATGCCGCGAATTATGAAGTAAAGCAAATAGTTCGGCTTGCCTCCTTTATAGGTTGTTTTGTAATCGTAGTAATTGAATGCGGGAACAATTACCAAAGGCCAAATAAATAAAACTAATGTTATCATGATTTTTCATATTTAACAATATGCGAACCCATTACTTTAGCTTGAAGATCTTTTATATCTGTTGTATTCTCATTAATTTGATGAGTATGAAGTGTCTGAATATTGATAAGCTCATTTACGCTATGCGTTAAAGATTTTAATCCTTCACGGACTTCTTTCCAATCATCCTTCTTTCGATCGAAAATCCATTTAGCTGCACCTCCTGCAAATAATGCGCTTAATATCCATGCCCATAAGGGAATTTGTTCTACAGGTATATTCATTTTTTAAAGACATTAAAGAACCAAATTATAAAGCAAACTCCGACATAAAGACCTCCGCTCAAAGGTACAAAATTCCAGTGACTAAAAGGATCGTTGTAATTTAGATGATATTCTACCTGCATAAGGAAAAACAGGCAACCTATTATAAAATATTGCTGCCTGAATTTAGGAACAATAAAGCAATGAACAAACGCTATTACAGCGAATATGAACCACGTTATAGAATAATCAACGTAGGCTCCCGGACTTAATTTGATTGGATTAAAAGGGTATCCCCATGTCTCCGAAGTGCCAAAATAGATATCAAAAGGTAAATAAAGGAACTTACCGAAGAGTGCGAAAAAGAACACCCCAATAATCAGGAGTTCTTTTTTCTTATCCATTTCCCTTGCCTGGCGGTGTTGGAGGTGGATTTCCAGGGCCGTCAAGATTTTCTGTATTAGTTGATGTCCCTGTTAAGCCTTTCCAAAGCTTCCTTAAGAATTCGAATATCTTTTTCATGCTTTACTTTTTCTATGAACCGTCTAACTTTTTTTTTACGCTTCCAATTAGTGTAAATCGTTAACCCGAAGGCTCCGAAAAGGATCAATCCGACGAAGATCAATATGAGCATACACTAAGTTACTCATAACTTTACTTTAGTTTAACAAAACCTGATTAATTGGCACTTTGGTGGAATAAAAGCCAGCGATAAATTATGTCGTTTGCATAAACTTTTGTCCAGCAGTCATGCGCTACGCCTGGGTAAATGGTTAATTCTGCTTTCTCCTTAATTGCGCATTTATTGTATTCTCGCACGAAAATAATATCCTGTCCAGGTGTTACCCGAGTATCCTCACTTCCATGAAACACCCAAATAGGTGTTCTAGTCGTTCCGTTATAACAAATGTTTTTAGCGGTTCCGCTGCCTGCGCATGTTATAGCTGCGGTACACGAATATTTTCTAAGATAATTGTAAAGCGAGATAGCGCCTCCGCTCAATCCGGTAATGTAAATTCTGGTAGTATCTACATTATAACTCTTCTTTGCGAATTCAACGAACTTATGAAGGCTTTCAACATCGTAATAGTGGTTTCGATTGGTGTTCTGGGGTAGCAAAA